CCCGCGCGAATGCTGGAATAGTTCACGCCCTCCAGATCATTGGACAGTGTGTTGTAACTGATCCCCAAACCGCCAGCGATGCCGCGCAGTGTGGCCTTGACAAACGTGCCGTAATTCCCAGACGGATGATCTGGGTCGAACATCTTGAAGTCCACACCCGCAGGCAGTTGCTCAAATGATCCCGCTTCTGCTTCTGACAACATATTCCCGGCTGAGTCTGTCTCGCCTTGATAGCCGTCGCCGCTCTCGTTCTTGATATAAAATCCCATCTTGCTCGCGCCGATTCGCGCGCTGACAAGTTCCGCTTCCGAATATGCATCAAGCTGATTCAGCCCACTCATTGCACTGGCGCACCACGGCACTCCCTGCGATTGGTGTGCGCGTTCAGGCATGAATACATGGATAATCTCCTCGGCTGGTATGCGCTCGATCTTGTTTGGCCGATCCTGCGTCATGTCGTCGCCCTCATGGCCGTTGAAAATGTGATACGCAACCGGCTTTTCCCACTTGTCAATTTCCACGCCCATGCGGACACGGTTGCCGCCCTTCATCTTGCCGGTGCGGTCGTGGTCGAGCAGGTCAGCTTCAAGCAGTTGGATTGCGAACCGTGATGCGTTGTCATAGTTCCTGACCTTGCGAATCAGTATGCAACCATCACGCGCCACTGATCGCAGCACGATCCGCTGAACATCACGCCAGCTTGACAACCCGTTGACGCTTGGACTCTCACCCCACTCAGCCCATGCCGTCTCGATAATCCGGTTTGCTGCCTCATCTAGTCGCCCGTTTGCGTCCCGGCTCTTGGCTTGCAGCAGTATACCCTCGCTGCCGAGCACGTTATTCTCAAGGCATCGCAGCCAGCGTCGGACGTAGTCATTGTCCCGCTCCAGTTGCCGTGAGCGTGAGCGCAAGGTCTTGAGGTCTTGACGTATCTCCTTGTTCGCGCTGCTCTGCGTTGAGAGCCAATCATTAGTCAGCCGGTTGACCTTGGCTGCGTGGTACTGGCGGACTCCTCCATTCTTCCGAGCGTATCCGAGACGGTTGGCAATCTTGTCAATGAGGTTCATGTCGATTTGAAGCGGGTCAAGACCATGCGACCCGAGGCGAGTCCGGCGTCCAGATTCTCAGCGGCGAGTTCATGCTTGTAGTAGCCAAGATACTTCTCGCGCAGTTCCAACAATTCAGCGTGAGGGATGCGCTTGAGCGCAACGCCCTCCACATTGGATTCCAACACCTCCTTGCTCGCGCGACTCTCAAGCACTGCCTCGATGGCATCCAGCACCTTCTTGACGTGGGTGCGCCCATCGTAACCGCTCCCTGACGCCTCCAGATTGACCAGCACCTTGATGCGTCCACTCCAGACTAGATATCGCTCATTGTAGACGTTCGGCGTTACATTCGCGACCGTTGCTGCTGCGGCGGTGCCGCCCCCGTCCGTGACTGTCGTTGTGATCGTGTTCGGAGTCCCGGCAGTCTTGGCCGTGAGCGTCAGGACATTGCTGGATGCCTCCACGCTAACCAGCGCGTTCATCGCGGCGTTGGCGATGATGGCAGTCTTGATTGCAGTTGCCGTCGTCGTCAGGTCGGTGTCAAAACTGACTGCCGTCGTAAGCGTTGAACCGTTGATCGTGAGATTGTAGGTGTCCGCTGCGGTTGTATCATCACCAGCGAGCGTGATGGTGTCCACCTGTGCAGTGCCATCAATGACCGCATACCCATGCCCATCGTAGTATCCGGCACCGTAGCCAGATGTCGTTGGAGCGGGGATACTGATGGAGTAGTCGTCACCATCTGCGGTTGCGGTGATGTCGAACGTGCCAGCGGTTCCTCGCAATGAATACAGGAGCGTGTACGTTGACGCTGGGTAATCGCCGAGTGTGCGCGTCCACTTGACTGAATCACCCGCCGTGAACTCGGTCGGCTCCTTGGTCGGAATGTCTGCTGCCATCTTCTATTTACGACGGCAATCAACCTAATCAACGCGAGGAGGGTGAGTTTCCCCACCCCCTAGTCGGCTGACTCAAGGTAGACCCAACCTCCCTGCATCGCTGCGGTTTGGTGAATCTCGTCGAGCTTCGCGGACTGTGCGTCGATGGTTGCGTATTGCGCCACGTTGAGCACCACGCTGGCAAATAGCATCGTGAGCACAATCGTCCGCGCCAAATCCTCAATCTTGGGAGCGCGCAAAAACACATCCCAAACCTCCCGTCTCCATGTCTCCCACTCGCGTTGCAACTGCAAGTGCCTCCTGTGGACCGTATCCCTTGGCTCCATGTGTAATTAGACGGAACTCGGCGCAGTTTGGTTTGCGTGAATGCAATCTAATTCCCTGAAATCATGAATTGGGATTCTAGGGAATACTTGCGCGGCTTGGTTTGTCACTATTGCCACCAAGGGTTTACGGTCGCCAAACCTTAGGAAGGCAATCCACAAGGGAATCTGTACAATCCCGCCGGAGTTACTGCCGCCAGCGGTTCACAAACCCCTTGTTTTGCTTCATCGGTGACACCTCCTCCACTTCCTCTCGCGGGTAGAGGTCATCCATGATCTTGTCCATCTGAGGGTTGAGAATTTCCATCGCTGCCATGTTGTACACGCGCAGGTCGAGTGCCTCATTGCGTGCGCGGATTTTGCGGTAGTAGTGAACCGGGAAACCGTTGACGAACTTGGTGCGCTTCTCCTCTGCTGTCAGTTGGTCGAAATACTCCTCGTCATACCCATGCCCGTCCGGGAAGTGCATGAAGCGCGGCCCGTCTGACTCCAGCTTGAGTCGCTCAAATATGCTGTCCTTGATCGTGTCCGTCCCGACACTGAACAGCATGATTCCTGCCGCCTTGAGTGACCGCTTGGCGATTGGTGCCGCGCCTCGCACATTTGATCCCTTCACCGCGAAGATGCGCCGACCCTGGCGCCGCTTGACGTAGTTGTAGACAACCTTGGTGCGGTCACCACTATCCACGCAAGCTGTCACAATCTTGAGTGATGCGCCTGTCGGATGCTTCCATCTGCGACCAAGGAACTCATCCAGCTTGTCCCATACATCACGCCGCTCAGTATTGCCGAACAACTGCGCAACCTCGATGCCCCATGACTCCTCGCCCTTGCCCCATCCGACCACTTCCACCTCCAGCCGGTTATGCTGCACATCCACGCCAGCGGTCAGCAAACCAACACCCTCCGGCACGGTGTCACCTCCATACTTCTCGCATCGCTTGAGGAGTGGCGCGCTGTCCAGTGTCTCGCCTGCCTCCTCCCATGACTCGCAGAGGAACGTGTTCACCCATACCTTGAGCATCTCGTTGCCATTATGCTTGGCAGTCAGGAACGCATCGGCGAACTCATGCAGGTACGATGTGAATTGCCGCTTCTTACCCATGATGCGATACAAGCCGGACAATCGATAGCCACGCTTGTGCCGCTCCGGATGTTGTGCGCGCCACTCGCCTCGCATGATTGCCTTGATGCGGTGACGATCTGTCCACGATTCGTCGCAATGCTCGCAGTGATAGCGAGCGTCCTCCGTCTTGCCTTCCGGCCATTTTACCTGACCCCACTTGAGCACCTGCCAAGCGTCGCACTTCGGGCATGGACAATGCCACTCTCGCATATCGCTCTCCTCGTATGCCTTCTCGATCCGGCTCCCTCCCTTGATCGTTGGCGTGCTTGCCTTGATGAGTATGGCATCGTGGAAGTTGGATGCGCGTGCGTCAGCCAGTAGACACGGGTCGCCCTCGGCTCCGGCACTGGCTTCATAAGTGTCGATTTCATCCTGCACCACGACCCGCACCGAGATTTGCCGCAACGACGCCGGGGAGTTGCTGCCAGCGATCACGATGCTGCCTCCGGCGAAGTCCTTGCTCAGAATGGTGTTGTTGCTCTCGCGTCCCTTCGGCTCGTCCACCTTGCCGACCAGTCGAGGTGTCTCGCGCAGCATGACTGCGAGCTTCTTGGTCGACCATTTGCGTGCAGTGTCCAGCGTCGGATACACAACCAGCATGGGCGAGGGGTTCTCGTCGATGTGATATGCTATGGCGTTCAGGAGTAGCTCAGTCTTGCCCAACTGCGCACCCCACATCAGCACCGTCTCGCCGACGTTCTCATCAGTGAATGCCTCCATCGGCTCGCGCTGGTACGGC